GGCTTAGGCTCTAACCGTGAAAGGGAGGTCTGCTAATGGAACCAGCAATAATTATATTTACAGGTTTACTAATTTTAACTACTGCACTTATATGGGGGGCAAGATGATAAACGATGATCTAAAAACTTTGCGTGAAGATTTTTTGATTGCTCAAAAGTATTTGCTTAATGCTGATTCTTGGGATGAAGAGCTTTTCGATTATTTTGATGGTGATGAAGCTTTTAATGGTAATGCAAAGGAGCTTAATCAAGGAGTTTCAAGAGGTATATATTTATATCTTAATGAACCAAAAAACTATGAATTTTATAATGAAGGCTGGACTATGGGGTGTGGTTATAGCATCAGAAGTCTTGTTGAATATCTATCAAGGAGGGTAGAAAAATGAAGAAGATTGATTTTAATTTAGACGGTATGCATAGAGATACTTACGGAGAAGGGAACAGAGCTTACCAGCTTCGTAAGGCTCACTGTGATGTATATAGTAAAGATGGCGTAGAGCTATACTTTTCCTATGAAACTTTAGTAGCTTTCAAGGTTTCAGGCTATCAGCTTGTTTCAGTTGAAAACTGCTGGGGACCAACAACAGGTAAGCACCTTAACTGGATAGGTGAGCCTAAAGATGCAAGGTTATCGCTTGATGACTTTGAAACAGTAGCTAAGAAACATCTAGAGCCTCACGGGGTTCTAGGTGGTTCTTCTGCCAGTGATCCATTAAAAACTGTGGGTATGGTGTCAGCTTTGTTTGATCTTATGTGTGCAGATGATAAAGAAGCTTCTGTGAAGTATAGGAAGAAATTTTATAAGAATGTTGACGGTCTCTTTTTTCCCCCCGATTGGGATGAGCTGACTACTCAGGAAAAAGATGAAAGACTGTCAAAAGTGGATAGCTTCGCTATCAAGGGGGATAACGATGCAAATTAAACTAGATGAATTTATAGAAAAATATAAACCAATTAAAAATCATATTTCAAATGACCATAGTTATTTAAGCGAAGATGATATTGAACATGCTTTTGAGACTTATGGTGATGAGTTAGATTTTGTATTGAAGCAAGATGATAAAAATATATGGACTATTTCAGATCAAGGTTATATCAATAATGGCTATTGGTTAGTAAATAGACTTGCTTATATTGTTTGTGAAAATAAATGGCAAGGTGAAAAAGGACATATTGAAATTTACGATTATTACGAGGAGGTTAACAATGGTTAATGTATATGAAAAAGCTCTTGAGGTATTTAACTCAGGGCTATTCCTTCAGATGGAAGGAAGCTTTGGCAGATACTATGTTAATACTTATATTGATAGTGGGATCATTAAAACTACTAATGATAAGGGCAGATATATAACTGACGGCTATGGTCGTCAGTTTTATCTGAAGAAATTCTATATTGATTATGATCGCATTGATTATCTTAAAGATTGTGATCCTGATTTTATTGAAAGCCTAGAAAACGGAGGTGAATAATGGGTGATGTAGCAAGAATGATAAATTACGAAAATAATACTGAGTTAGACCAAGAAAATATTTTAGTAAACTGCCTTAAAAGAGCTTATGGAAAAGATACTAAAGCACAGCTTTTAGATCAATTAGTTGAAAAAATAACTGAAGAAATTTGGCAAAATTCAGATTCAGAAGTTGGCGATAATGAAGTATTTTATTGGGTTATGAATTATGGCAATAAAAAAGAAATAAATCATATTGATGAGAGATTGTGTGATCCAAAAAGACCTTTATGCATAGACTCAAATGAGTATGAGGCATATTTAGACTACTTGCCTAAATTTAAAGCAAAACTAAAAAAGGAGGAATGATGAGTAAATTATCGTGGATTACTGAATCTCAAATTAATATTGCCAAACAGAAAGCAAAGGAAATATTAAAAGATTTTTGCTGGGCAACAGATGGCGAGCAGTCTTGGACTGAAATAGAAATAGATAGCAAGTTTTTTGATATTGAATGTTATCAAGAAGATGAGAAAGCTGATGTTGTATGTAATGTCTACCCTACTTATCCAACTAAATGCGGGAGCTGGAGGGAAACAGATGGCGAAAATTGGATTAGATTATTTACAAGTAAGAAGGTGAATGATGAAATTTAAAGCTGGTGATCGCTTGCAAGTTAAGGGCTTTGCTATCTTTGGAGACTGCTTGGGAGTCTTCAAGGATGGTAGGGTCCTTTTTAGTGATGATGAGACAGGTGAGATAAGAGACTACTCACCTGATAAAGTGTTAAAATCTTATGACAAATAATAGGGGAAATAATATGGCTAAAGTTCATGTTGAAAGATTAAGTGAAGACTGTATTTATGTGAGGGTAGGTGATCTCACTGTTTATGTAGATGACAGCACAGAGGAGCAAATTATAAATGTTTGGGACTCTGTAGGCACTAAACTAAAGTCTGAATGGTGGAAGCCTGAAGAAGAAAGAGGCATGCTCTTAATTACAAAATGAGTGTTAAGAAAGTTTTAGCTCGAAGCAAACAGTGTGCTGAATGTAAAAAGGTTTATAGATTAGATTTTTTTAGAACAAGGCAAAAACAGTATAAGGCTGAACACAATGAAATATGTAAAAATTGTGATAAGGGTTATATGTGGTGCCAAGGCTTAGACTGAAAGAGTAGGGCTTCTGCGTTGCGTCTACGGACAAGTCCATCAAGCACTACTTTTTCGCCATTGACCGTGGCTTTATTCCATCTGCGTATTTGATCTGGAGCCTCATCATATTTTTCAGCCAGCAAAACCTTCCTTAAAGTTGAGGTTGCTAGGTTCCCTCTACCAACATTAAAGGTAAAGGCTACTAAGGATGAAAATTGATCTTCATTTAGATCGACTGTAATAAGCTCTCTAACGGCTTGTTCAAACTCTTGGAGGTCTAGCATTAACATTTCTTCAGCGTGATCCTGAGACCAGCTCTGACCCTCTACGACAGTCTTAGTATGTCCGTAGCCCTGAGTGAGAACATTAGCACTGCATCGATATGGCTCAAGCTTACAGCCTTCAAACTTTTTGATTAATTCTATTCCTTCCGCTGAAGTGACCTGGTTTTTTTCTGCTGAAGTGACCTGGTTTTTTTTGAAAAACATTTTAAATATACTCAATTTCTTTTAAGGCATCTTCAAAATTGTTGCCTAGTTTGTGCCATTCAAGATCACCAGCAAGCTTGTAGATCCAACCACTATTCTTGTTGCGTTTACCATATGGGTTCTTGGGTATCCATTTAAGCACGACTCTATCATGTCCTTTTTGTACAAACCTAGTCATAAGTTCTTCTTTCTTGCTTAACATTTCCACCTTCTCCTTGCTTGTCTTAGTCTTGAGTTAGGGTTCTTTGCTGCCTTGGGAAACTTCTTCATTTGTCCAGCAGATCTAGCACAGAATGACTTACGCCTTTTTGCAGCTTTGCTCCCTTTTTTTACTTTCCCCGTGACAGCCGTCTTGAGCTTAGATCCTGGGTTTGCTCTACGATAAGCACGCACACCTTTAGCAGTCATGCCAGCACCAGACTTAGTGGGTCTGTAGTTAGCTCCCTTGCCTTTGGTGGTTCTAGGTATAGATTTAGCTTTTTTTCTTGCCACGGGTCTTCCTTTTCTTTCTAATTATAGTCCGAACATTTGTTGGTTTTCCACCCACCCCTTGCTTGACAGCTCTTTTTCTACGCACAGCAGACTTGATTTGTGCTTTGGTCATAGAGTTTGCTTTGGATCTTGGGACACACTTTGGATATCCTCTTTTGCTTTTAGATGCAGACTTTCTACCGCATGGTTGAAAGCGACCTTTCTTTTTAGGTGCAGATATGTCTACCCAGTCTCCTTTCTTTCCTTTCCCGAACCAAGCGGTGAGACCTCCAGTAGGTTTAGCCATCTTTGTTAACTAGACCAACAAGCCAATGCCAAACAGCTACAAGCTTATGCCATACCCATAAACAAGCTGATTTAACCCAGCTCCATAGTTTGTGTAAGTATTTCATCTGTATCTTCCCCCTCTTTTTTTATATTCACGAACTAACCATGCATTTGCGTAAGCAGACGGATAGACCTTAAATTTTCTTTTGGCAGCCGCTTTGACCCTAGAATATAGTGCCTTGTTGACTACATTACTAGGTATCTTTGACTTAGTAGATTTCTTTTTACTTTTTTTTGCCACGCTTTTGACTCCTAAGCTTTTTAAAGTCAGCACCTGTGATCTTGTTAAAAGGCGGTGCCATTCTAGCTATAAAGAGTTGCTTTGGTGTTAACTTATGTTTACCAGGCATTTTAATATCTCTTCATTCTGCCTTTTTTACTTGGCTTTTTCTTTTTTTTGGGTCTCCCCTTTTTGCTTCCGTAAGTTCCTTTACCACTTGGCATATTATTTCCTCCATTGAGATTTTGCTTTCATTTGTGCCTTTTTGGATAGTTGACCGTAATGAAAGAGCCTTACGCTAGATTTGGTGTGTGTTTTACCAGAGTGCAGATGACCGTTGGACATTTTGTGTGATGCCCCTTTATGAAGACTGCCATCTTTCTTGTAGTGTTTAACTCCTTTTGCCATTATGTCCTCCAAAAAGTTTAACTACCCTATGATATACCATATTTTTCATGCCTTCCAATGTTTTGTTGTGATCTGGTAGCTCTTGCCATGCCTTTTTTCTTTCCTCCCGAGTGGGCAGGCTGGCAATAGTCTTGGCTAAACCCATTTGCATAGCAGTTAAATAGATAAGATCATGCCACTTTGGATCTATGTCAGACATATAATCCATGCGTTCTTGGTGCGTTTTAAGTAGGCTTATGTTGTGTGAGTATTTAAGGTTGTCAATCTGTCCATTCTTCTTGTGTTTCATCTGCGGAATACTCTAACTGTTTAAGTAGCTCTGCATAGTGTATTGCCTTATTTACATCTTCAACACCACCCTTGAGCCTGTGTCTTACAATATATTTTATAACATTAGACTCACAGGTGTTTAAGTTATTTAACTGACAGAACTCAACAACCTGTATAGGCATATTTTTGTAATGACTGCCACCTACCTGTTTATGTAGTGCTGTCTTGGACGATCTCTCTAAGCTTTCTGAGGAGCTCTTCTTCTGTTCCATATCTTCTGATGAACTCTGCTTTGAAAGGATGTCTCGAAACGAATCTTTCATTATTTTCTCCTTGTCGGTGGTGTGGAAAGCACAATCCTATTGTTTCTAGATGTGCATCTGGTTTGGTTTTGCCATTGATGTGGTGAATTTCGCATGGTGTGTAGCAGTCGTAGTGCAATCTACATACTACGCAACCCTCCTGGGATATTAAATTCATCCAGTCTTGCTCTTGCTTGGTTGGACTTCTGCCTTTCATATTCTTGTTGTAAAAAATCTAAATTAGATAATACATATTCTTCATAAGGTTTACCAAACTCTTTATAGTTTGTTTCTTTTGGTGTTTCTTGCATATGTCTCATGTGCATATGCGAAACAAATTCACTAAATTTATCACGCTCCATATCTACTCCTCTCCATTCTTAAGTTTGCCATTTTGGTTCTCCACTCCTCAAACTGCATATCAATAGCAGCCTTTTCCGTGTTTAATGCATCAAGCCTAGCCTTTGCATTAGCAACCTGTAAAGATGCGTTAAAATAGCTCTCAGATGCTTCTGCTTTAGATTTTTGAGCATTATAGCTACGCTCTCCATCTTCTTTAGCTTTACACAGCTCAATCCAAAAAACTTTTTTTAAGTTCACCTCAAACTTTAGCACATTTATTCTAGCTTCTTTAATATCAGGAATGATATCTCTTAGCTGTTGATGAAAGTTTTCAGATTTGTCCATATTGTTTTTTCCCCCCGAAAGCCTGCTCCTCTGGGTCCACAAACCTTGATCTGTGTCCTTCAAACCCAAGCTCAAACTCTCCTGTTTCGCCCAATCTATTCTTTCTAATTATAACCTCTGCAAGACCTGTATCTAAAGAGTCATAGTATTCTTGTCTGTACAACATAATTACCATATCAGCATCTTGCTCTATAGATCCTGAGTCTCTTAAATCTGAGAGGACTGGTCTTTTATCCGTTCTCGCCTCCACACCCCGATTTAATTGAGATAACGAGATTAACGGACAAGAAATTTCTTTCGCCAGTCCTTTCAGAAGATTGGAGATGTATGTCATTGATGCAGTTCTGCTGTCAGAATTACTTGGTGCTTTGTTCGTTGTCATTAAAAGCTGTAAGTAATCAACTACTATCAAATCAACATCTGTGATTGATTGTATTGCTTTGGTTTTGTTTATTAAGGTCTCAATAGTAATAGGTGATTTGTCATAGATATATAAGCCTGACCCAGATAGCTGTTGTTTAACCGTATGAAATGATGCCCATTCGCTTTTAGACATATTGCCAGCAATAAGAGAATCCATTTTAATGCCTGACTCAGAGCTTATTATTTTCTTAACAAGTTGTTCGTTTGTCATTTCAAGACTAAAAACTAAAACATTTTTGCCTTTCAAGACATTGTTTGTTGCTATGTTCAGTGCCCATGTGGTTTTACCCATGCCTGGTCTACCAGCAACAACAATAAGATCGCCAGCCTTAAAGCCTTTTATTTTTTCATCTATGTTTTTAAAACCAGTTTTAATTAAATTCTTGCTTACTGCATTTGCATCTTTTAACTCTTGCTCAACTGTGTTTATGACATCTATAACATTTTTTGGTGCTCCAGAGTTTTTAGTTATTTTATTGTTTATTAACAAGTCGTTAACCTTGTCTATCATTTCTTCAATTGTTATGTTCTCTGCAACGATGGCTGGTATTTTCTTTGCAAGATTTTTTAGTTTATTTTTAGATGTTTTTAAATTCATCATCTTCATCCAAGAAGCAAATCCAGCAGACGAAATACAGTATCCTGCCGCTTGTCTCACTTCCTCAACCATACTTTTATTTTTCAGATTATGCATGACCGTAACCATGTCCGATCTTTGATGCTCTAACATAACCTCATAAGCTTTGCCGTAAGCTTTGTTTTCAAAGTGCTCTGGCAACAAACCCTCTTCTTGCGATAGTAAAAACTTTTTATGATCTAAGATTATTGATCCTATTAAGTTTGATTCTAAGTCTAATAATTCCTTATCCATATCTCCTCTCTATAATTGCATCAAACTGATTCATACCTAACATTGTCATTAGTGTTGGCTTTTTGTCCCAGTAAGACCTTATCCATTTTTTATGACCATCGCTATTTGCGATGCTGAAGTATGCTTCCCAAAACTCTTCCTTTGTAAGGTCTATTTTGTTATTTGTTTTTGGTGAGGTTATTCCTTTTCTCCCCAACTCCCTAAGCTCCTTCCATCTTGGCACAGCCTTAAATGTATTGACTGAGTGCTGATAAAAAACCTTGTCAGTTTTTTCTTTGTAAATATTATTTATTTTATCCAACTCTAATATATATACCTTTTTAGTATTAACTTTAGTATTGTAGCCACCTGCCGACCCCCTATAGCCGTCTGCCGACCCCACCTTAAGGCTATAAAGATTGCTTGTATTATTTCGTTTTTCCCAGTCAATATAGCCAGCATCTTTTAACTTTTTTAAATTGTCTTTTACAGCTGTTAATGAAAGACCTGTAATTTCTGTTAGCTTTTCATGTGATGGATAGGATTGACCAAACTGATCTGAGTAATTAGCTAGTGCAAAAAGAATTAATTTTTGAGTCGGTGAGACTTCTATCCTAATAATTTTTGTAATGTATTCTACTGACATTTTGTTTCCTCATTTACATTTAACACCAAAAATAAAATAAAGTAAATACATAAAATTAGTTGATTTATTAATTTACATCATTATACTTATTACAAACTGGAGGAAATATGAATAATCTTATAGATGCTTTATTGAAGGCACAAAACGAAATTGACCATGCTGTAAAAGATGGGACCACACACTTTGGCGGTTATCCAACCCTTGAGGCTGTTATTAATACAGTCAAACCACCACTTAATAGAAACGGTGTTTATTACCAACAAAAAACAGTGGCTAGTGAAAGAGGCGTTGTTGTAGAGACAGTCTTTTATGGACATGGTGCAGAATTAAATGCTGGTCAACTTATGGTTCCAGCAACAAAAAACAATGCTCAACAATTTGGTTCAGCACTTACATATGCAAGAAGATATGCTTTAGCTACTGCTTGTGGTATTGGTGCTAGAGATGATGATGGTCAAGAGTCAACTAATGCATCTAACGATATAGTAGAAGATGATAAGACTGAAAACCATGTTGCTGATATGTTAAAAGATTTAGAAAATGAGCAACCAAAAAGAAAATCTGAATCAGATAAAATATATCAAAGACACTTAGAAACATTTCAAATTACAGGCGATAAAGAAGTTCAAGCTGAACTTACATCTGCATATGCAAAATGGGTTGAAGATAAAAAAGCAGCAAAAGCCAAAAAAGATGAGGATATTTTATGAAAATTGAGAAGGGCGTACCGTTAACACCAAATGGCAAATATCAAAAAACTGCACGAGAGATGGAAGATGGTGATTCGGTATTATGCACAATGAAAGAAGCTGGTTCTTTGAGAATGGCGATTAGCAAATATTGTGATGGTTACAAAGCTGTGATGCGAATTTGTAGAGACGAGTTCAAACGTAGTGAACATGGACACAACCTGCAAGCGTATAGAGTTTGGAAGGTGAAAACAAATAATGAAGTGGGGCACACATAGGAGGGTTTTTTATGAAAATAAAACAAGGCACGCCTGAATGGCATGAACAAAGAAAAGGTATTATTACTGGAACTAGGTTTCAAAAAGCTGTCAAAGAATGTATATGGACTAAAGGCGATCAGTGGGAAGCTTTAGGTAGAGAGATGTATCGTGGAGACCATAACCTTTCTCAAGATCCTTTTAATCAAAATGCTATCTATGCAATGAAGTGGGGCACAGAAAATGAGCCTGTGGCTATACAAGCACTTAAAGAAATGGGCTTTCAGATAGTGCCAACATCTTTTGTAAAACACAAGGAACATGATTGGCTTGGTATGTCGCCAGATGGATTGCTTAAAAAAGGCAGAGATAATAAAAGATCAGCTATAGAAATTAAATGTCCGATTAGTAAGCCAGTAGAAAATGTTAAAGAATCAAAAAGAAACTATTGGCATCAAATGCAGCTTGGTATGGAGTGTATGGATTTAGATGAAATGCTTTTTGTGCAGTGGACACCAAATGAAATTAAAACAGAGTGGGTTGAAAGAGACCCAACCTGGGCTGAAAGGTATATACCAAAAGCAAAAGAGTTTCTTGTTTGGTATAAAGAACAACTAGAAAACCCAGAAGTTATTACAAGATGGGCTCAAGACAAAGAAGAGCCTGGAGTGAACTATAAGCCTGTTGATGAAGATGATGATACATCTAAATTAGCAAGTATTATTACCAAACTAAAGAAGCTAGACGAAGCTAAGAAACCGTTGGAAGCAGAGAAAAGAGAGCTCGCTGACAAGCTGGTTGAAAAGCATAGTGGAGCCTTTAGCACGCCTACGGTTAAGTGTCATATGACACACGCCAAAGGTCGTATAAACTACACCAGAATGGTGAAGGACCTAGAGATACCTTACGATCAGGTAGAGGGCTACAGAGAAGAGGGCAAACCTAGGATCTATACTAAATTAGTGGAGAATAAAAATGAGTAAAGTATCAATGACTACAAGGCTTCCTGAAGAGGTAAGTCATGTTATGGATAAATCCAGAAATGATAGAAACCATAGATTTTATGACAGGTCTAATTCCTACATAATTAATAAGGTTATGTCTGACTGGGCAAAACGGGAGAAGAAAAATGGATAAAAAGTATGACAATACTAATAAAGGAGCTATCTGGAAAAACGCAGATAAGCAAAAAGATACACAGCCTGACTTCAAAGGATCTATCAATGTTGAAGGCGTGGAATATTTCTTAAATGCATGGAAAAGAAAAGAAGGAGCTTCTGAGAAGAGCCCTGCTTTAAATTTCAGTATAATGAAGAAAGAAGATAAACCTTTCCCTAAACAAGAGGAAAGCAACAATTCGCAGGACGATCTGCCATTTTAAATAAGGAGTAAAAGTGTTACCAATAGGAAACGATAAAGACGGAAATTTTTTGTTTGTTAAAGATGGGGCAACAGAAAAAGATTACAAAGAAGTAAAAAAAATGAACATCAACATAATTGATCATGCTTATGCAAGTGGTAATATAAATGAAGATGTGAGGAATTTGTTTTATGAGGTTTGGGAAAATAAACCCATAATTCAAGATAATGAAATAAAAGTAATGATGACACAAGAACAATATTTTAGGTTCTTGGAACTCATGCCTGCTATTTCAGAAGATATGAAAAACGATAAATTATTCAGTAAACATTAAGGAGTAAAAGTGGAAAAAGAAAAAACTAATAACGAAGCTGCACAACCTCAACCAGTAGATAATATTAATTTAAGTATTGGTGGAGAGATTAGAAACTATCAAGTTGAACATCTATCTGATGATGCTAAAAATAAACTTGCAAGAGTGAATCAGGATGAGGTTCAGGTGTTGCCTTTGATACAAAGAATATTTACTTTAGCAGCCTTGGGTGCAAGAGTTGAAGCTGAAGCTATGGAAAAATCATTACCTAATAAGTATGAAGTTGTAAAACAACCAGAAGCTGAAGAAGAGGCTCCAGAGCAACCAAACGGCAAAGCTGCTGATAAATAGGATTGATAGCCCATGGACTCGTCTCATGCGTTCCTTAGGGACTTTTCCGTGGGGCATCAATTTGAAGAGCTAGTCTTACAAAAGATACAAGAAAAGTATCCAACCGCTGTGCTGGTGCCAGGCAAGTTCAAGCCATACGATATCTTTATACCTGAAAAAGATCTAAAAGTAGAAGTTAAGGTTGATCTAAAAAGTCAACAAACTAAAAACATTCTTATTGAACTTAGAATGTTTGGTAAGAAAAGTGGACTTTTGTCTACAAAAGCTGACTACTGGATCATTTATACAGGATCAGAATACTTGTGGACCAAACCACAAAAAATTATAGAGTGCATCATCCTCAATAACATACCCTCACAAAAAGTTTTGGGTAAGGATGATGATGTCGAAAAGGATGCTTGCTTGATACCTATTCATATATTTAGGAAATATGTGCTTGACAAGTGAATGTAACTCATGGAACAATTAGTTACATGGTAGATATATTAAGTCATATATTTGGATTAATGATGTTAGTTGGTATGGGCTTTCTTTGCTATATAGCTGTGCACATGGCGGAGGAGAAAAGACAAGGAAAGCACATACCGTTTCCATGGGAGAAAAAAAACAAAGATGATTGATTGGTTTTGGAACCTAATAGACAAATGCGTAGAGAGATCGCTACAGAAACAATCAAACAAATTATTTGAGAAAAGCAATGAAAACATGGAAGAAAACAGTTAAAGAGTATTACAGGTTTCATAAGATGGGTAGAAATGATTTTACCTACAGAAAATATTTTGATCCTATACTAGAAAACAAAGATATAAACACCATATCCAAACAAGATATAGCAAAAATTAAGTCTGGCATTAAAGGTAAGCCAAGCACAGTCAATAGATACTTAAGTTATTTTAGAGCAATACTTATGTATGCTTACGAAGAATTAGGATGGTT